CTTGCGGGGTTATGACTGCCATAGTGCAGCATATCCTCTCATCCGGTCAGGCTCACCCCCTAAACAAAATCATGACACAACTCAAGCTAGCTCTTTTCCAGAAGATCATTATCTTTCTGGATCGGACCTATCTTAAGGTGGGTCTTGACTCTGTGTTAGTTCGTGAGTGGGTTGGCACTGTGCTTAAGAGGGTTACCACACGCGGACCAATCGACACCATAGCCTGGATCAAGGGGATCCGGTTATGTTGCACGAGGTTCCTTGCGGGACATCCTCTTAAGGGAGTACCAGGCTTTGGGGATAAGCTCGACAGTGACGGTCTCCCTAGACTCGCCATTGCCGATCTTATCCGTGAGCGTGATCCATCCAAAGTAAGACTCTGTCTCACGTTACTTAACGTGTCCAGACTATTACCTGGCTGGAAGAAGCCCGATCTATCGACTATCACTGATGCCGGCCAAGTCTTTGATGACCAGTTTGGTCTTGACTTGTCCGCCGTCGTGAGGTCTCTAGGTTGGTCACTTCCTCCCATCCTTTGGGATGGTTGGCACACCACGACCAAAGCTGGCCCAAATGCCCAGGCCCTTTTAGGATCAATCGAGGACATCTCCCTCCTTACAGATGACCAAATCGGGGATTTGGGCATTCTGGCAGGAGAAGAGATTGTCCAGGCGATTGGTACTCTCCGACTCTTTTCGGCCCGTGATTGGTCCGCCAAGTTTGGTCTCTCCTTGAAAGGGAGACGATCAAAATTGGCTAAGATCAATGACAAGGAATCCAAGTGTCGGATAGTTGGTATCCTTGATTATCCGTCGCAATCCGCTCTTTACCCTCTTCATAAGGCTCTTATGAACCTGCTGAAGGGGCTAAAGCCGGATTGCACTTTTAATCAAGGTTCCTTCAGGGCCACACTACCACTTAAGGGTCCGTATTATTCAATTGATTTAAGCGCTGCCACTGATCGTTTCCCTGTTTCCCTACAGGTAAAGGTCTTGGCAGAACTTACGTCAAAAGAATATGCGGACGCGTGGTACAGGACAGTTGTCAAGGACCGTGAGTTTGTGGTCCCTTGGACCCGACCTGAGATTTCTGTAAAATACTCAGTCGGACAACCAATGGGAGCCTACAGCTCATGGGCTCTTTTCGCTGTCACGCACCACGCATTTGTACGTTTAGCTGCGAAGAGGGCCGGAATGGATGTCCGGTTCTCCTCGTATGCCCTTCTTGGAGACGACATCGTCATTGCAAACGATGCCGTTGCCAAGGAGTACATGCAAATGCTTAAGGAGGTAGGTGTCGGCATCTCTGAGTTGAAAACGCATGTATCCGATGACACATACGAATTCGCGAAGAGGTGGATACACCGTGGAACTGAGGTATCCCCCGCTCCTCTAGGTTCCCTGTTCGAAGCTATGCGCCTCGATAAGAAATGGGATGGCGGTCTTTCTCACCCTGAGAAAGGTGTTCGCTTCATTTCTTATTACGAGGTAGCAACTTGGTTCAGAGAGTTAGAGGCTCGGTGGGTACCGCGCTCCTACACTATGGTGACCCGGGACTTGATTGCATTGCTCCTGAAGCTTTTACTTCCCAAGACCGGTTATGCAAGCCGGCTTGCTGATAAAAGTTTCAGGTTCTTCCTTCTACCTTCAAGAGAAGATAGACGGAACCTACGGTTATACAAGTCAGCTATGCTGGCTCGCATACTCGCAGGTAACATCTTTACTTGCAACTTAATGAGTCAGCCCCGCTTCCTCCATGAGAGGTTGATGGTCTGGCTCAATGAGTGTAAGGCAAGGGTGTTAGAGAATGCAATTAAGAATCAATTAGCATCCTTATCTAAGTTCCAGTTGGAATTAGGTAAGTATGTTGATTTGATCCCTAAAGAGCTGGGTGTCCAATCAGCACTGCTGCTCACGCCTCCTCTGACTGTAGTCCGGCGAAATATCGCCGAGCTCCAGTTAGAGTTTGACAAGGCGCATAAGGTCAGGGAGTCTTCCGATATCCAACAATGGTTGGATCTCGATGTAAGACTTTTCCTTGATCCTTTTGCGACTTTGTCGACGCGAGCAAGCAAGACCGTAGCAAGTAATAAGGCAAGCATCCTTAACCACGTTTCGGCCATGATCCGCGGCATTGAGAAGATGCGTGACTTGGCAGTAACGGATATAGACCTCCTTGGTCTCATACACGTTATTGACAACCACGTCGTCTTACCCAAGGCCGGTCGGGCCAGACCGAAGCGCGTAAGGGTTGAGAAGGCTCCCCCAGACCCTCGTATGGTGTCTAGCTATCCCTCGTTTCCCTAGCTAGGCCACATCCGAGTGTCTGGGGTCCCCCAGACCCTCGTATGGTGTCTAGCTAACCCTCGTTTCCCTAGCTAGGCCACATCCGAGTGCCTGGGTGGTCTCCTCTTCCCGTTAAGGGCCCGCCCAGTCTCTCACCGCTCCGACTCGTAGGGGTACCTTTTGGATCCCTATGATAGGTTGGCTTTGAGGGGCGTACTTATTACTGCTGCCTCTTGTGGCAGGGATTATCCTGACTGGGTTGAAGCATTCCCCGGGGCCTATTCACGGCTGATCGGGGTTTGGCTCAACCTTAAGAGGTGGTCTCCATCCAATTACCTATCTCACGTTAGTAGCCGAAGTAAGGCCATTAAGTTGGACCCGCTGCTTTGGATCTACTAGCCATGGGATGGGCCCCTAGAGAATATAACCCTCGCCCCACCGAAGTTCTTTTGGTGGGTCACTGCAGGCCAGAGGACTAGTCCAGCTGGTAGCAGGCCCCTTGTGTGATGGCTGGGTAGTGGCCTCCCATGCACATGCGGATGCCATCACTAGAACGACGGAGGTTAGGAAGTGTATACCCTCGGGGGGGG